CTTCAAGTTTTAATTCTTTTTCATCAGCAGGCGGAGGAGCTGGAGACTGGAATGGAACTAAAAACGGAGGTTCTGGTGGCGGAGGTGTAAGCTGGGGAGTTTCTGCTGGCGCTGGTTCTGGAAACGTACCATCAACAACACCAGCCCAAGGATACAACGGAGGTCCTGGAGGTGGAGGAACTTCTTCAGCAAACGGAGGTGGCGGTGGAGCTGCAGGTAATGGTTCAAGCGGTGGCTCAAATAATGGAGGATCTGGAGGGCCAGGATCATCAGCGTATTCAACTTGGGCCACAGCAACATCAACTGGATCTAGCGGATCATATGCAGGAGGCGGTGGCGGTGGAAGCGTTATAACAACTTATTCAGCTCCAGGTGGATCAGGCGGAGGAGGCGCAGGAGGTTGGGCTTTAAATGACGGTACATCAAATAGTTTTTCTGGTCCAAATGGTTGGTTTGGAGACGCAGTAGCAAATACTGGCTCAGGCGGTGGCGGTGGCGGTGGTTCAAATGCTTATAATCAACAATCAGCATTTTTTGCAGGTTCTGGATCTTCTGGAATTGTAATAATTAGATATTTAAAGTCGGCGATATAACATGGCACATTGGGCAGAAATAGATGAAAATAATATAGTTATCAGAGTAATTGTTGGAAATAATGATCACTCAGACGAAGGCTATCAATGGATACTAGATAATTTAGGCGGGACCTGGATCAAAACCTCTTATAATACAAAAGGAAATATTCATATATACGGAGAAGAGCCTTTAAGAAAAAACTTTGCAAGGCCTGGAATGATTTACTCAGAAACACTAGATGCATTTATATACCCAAATCCAGAGGATGGTTCGGTATTAAATGAAGACACTGGTCTATGGGAAAAAGCAAAGCCTTAATGGTATAATAAAAGGATAATAGGAGCGACATGACAATAACATTCCCAGTATCACCAACTATCGGCCAGGAGTATACCTTTGCAGGTAATACATGGTCTTGGGATGGCACTGCATGGACGCTTGTTAGAATTCCTACGGGCCCAACAGGCGCAACAGGACCAACTGGACCTACTGGATCACAAGGACTACAAGGTGAAACAGGGCCTCAAGGCGCAACAGGACCAACAGGTGCACAGGGTGCAGCAAGTACAGTTCCAGGTCCACAAGGTACTGGAACTCCAGGAGGCACTGCTTCAATAACAAACTCTGGAACCTCAAGTGCTGCAACTTTTAATTTTACAATACCTCAAGGACCTACTGGTCCAACTGGATCTGCTGGTGTTGCAGTTGCATACTCAAATGGTTCAAATACTGCAAATTCAAATAAAGTTTTTTATAATAATACTGGAACACCACCTGGTGGAACTGCCGCTGGCGATTTATATATATATTACTAGGAGATTGTATGACATTAAAAATATACGATGGCTCCTCATGGCAAATTCAAAAGTCATTAAAAATATATAATGGATCAGATTGGTCTGCAGCAAAACAGGGATGGATATATAATGGATCTTCTTGGGTTTTATATTACCCAGAGTTTCCACAAAATTCAATAGGGCCTTCTTTTACAATGGCTGCTGGCCAAAGTGGAAAGTTGGGATGTATTTACCAAGTATCTACTGGCACATGGAATTCAAATGATGCTTATGCTCCAACATCTTACTCTTATCAATGGACAAGAAATGGATCAGACATACCTGGAGCAACAGGAAATCAATATCAAACAACAGCATCCGATGTTGATAAAATAATAGGTGCAAGAGTTACTGCTACAAACAATAGAGGAAGCACTCCGATAACTATAACTACAGGAGCAACAATACTTCCAGTTTTATCTTCTGTTTCAAGTTTTGACGGAACAGCAACACCAGGAGCACCAGGGTCTGTAACAGTAAACGTTTCTAATTTAACATACTCTGGCAGCTGGACGGCAGGATCTAGCGCAACATCTTACGATGGATATACAAGTAATGGGTCAGTAACAATCAACTCAGGATCACAAACATTTACTTCTGGCACTGGTACAGCAGGAAATGTTACAGTATATATTAGATCTATAAACACTAATTATATTCACTCAGCAACTTGGTCAGCTGTATCTGGCGCATCTTCATATGATATATATATAAATGGTGGTTATGTTACAAATACAACAAGCACTTCTTATTCTTACAGTCCAGGTAATACAAATACAAATATAATTACAGTATATCCAAGAACCGCAGGAAATAATCAGGGTTACGGTGCATCTGGAACTGGAATAGCTTGTGCTACAAAGTATTCAGGATACCAGTCTGGTTCTGGAACACTAGTTCAACCAGCACCAGTAGCAGGAGGCGTAACTTGGAGTGCTAGCAGTGTTAGTCAAGGATCAACAATAACTGCGTATGTTTATGGCTTTACAAACTCTCCAACTTCTTATGACTTTAGAATTGTAAGAGGAACACAAAATGTTATTTATACTGAAACAACAGTAGCAAGCAATACAACGGGGGCAAATTTATCTTATACAATTCCTTCATCTGATGCAGGTTATTACTATAAGGCGTTTGCTGATGCTTCAAATGGTGGAGGAACATCGGCTAGAGTGTCATCATCTGAAATTGGTCCAGTGCCATATGTAACACCGACTGTTGATTCAATAGGATATATTCTTTTTGATAGAAGAAACGCTAGCTCTCAAATAAACTGGGGATGGGACAATGTATCGGCATCAGGAGATTATAATGGGAACGTTAACTATGAATGGATTATCAGAACAGTAAACTCAACTTCAGGAGGATCAACGACAGCTTCTGGAACAAAGACCTACACAACATCAACTAGAAATGTCTACGACAGCTCTCTTGGATTTAGCACTGCTTGGAACTATAGAGTTGGAACTACAGATGGAGATTTAACTTTTACAACAGCTTCAAGATATCTAAGGGTTAGAGGTTACGTTACTGGAAAAGACGGGCTGACCTACTATGGACCATGGAGCGGGTGGGTATAATGATTAATATTAATGACAAACATAGAATAATACAAGATCAAATTAATTTTATAAGTGGTAGAATAGATAAGATAAATGCCGTTGTCTCTCTTCCAATAGGAGAGGATGAAGGACAAGTGTCAGCTCAATCTATTGAATATTATAGCGTAAAAAAATCAGAATTAATGTTGCAAATTGAGGCACTACTCAATTTAAAGGCTTCATTAAATTAACAGGAGGAAAAATGGCAACATATACAATACTAACAGATGATGAAAAAGCTGCAATTAAACAAGCTGAAATTAGAAATCTAGAATATGCAATGTATTCATTAGAGGTACAGCTTATTGCAGAAAATGCAAAAGCAGAACCAGTAGCAGAAACAATAGCATATTTGACATCAGCGATTGCTGAAAAGCAAACACAAATATCAGCACTTTAGTAATATGATGGGGGGTTAAAAAATGTCTTACTATAGAACAGTACTGGCAGATTTTCCCCTATCATATTACACCCTTGATGAAGTTAAATCAGGAGCAATTGATTACTACAGTCAGATAATATCAAGCTATCCAACGTATCAAGCAGTAAGAGATGCGTTTGATTCCTATGAAGAAATATCTGGACAAGCCGTCTTAGATTATTCTGGTAACAACAATAACGGATCTGTTTCTGGAATATCTGGATCTAAGATAATGCCACTAGTATCTGGCGGTATATATGGAACTTTAATTTCTAACGAAACAACTATTTCATATAACACTCCAGGTCTTGCAAATAAGTATTACGCAGATAACCCATTTTCAATAGAGGTTTGGGCAAAGCTTCCAAATACAAGTTCAGCCTTAGTTCCTATAGTTGCAGATGTAAATTCTCAAATAGGCATTTATTATCAAAACGGTGATGTAATATTTAAAGTCTATTCTAATATATTGAGATATAAGTCTTCAAATAATAAAGCTATGCATATAGTTGCCTCTTATAACAAGAACTCTTTGTCTCTTTATTTTAATGGATTAAGGGTTGCAACAAGGCAGTTGAATAATGTTTTATTCACAAATACAACAACTTCATTTGTAACGGGGCCAGCCCAAACCAATAACTATTTTGTTGTAGATTCAGTTGCTTTTTATAGATACAACCTGTCCAGCTTAAAGATAGCTTTACACTATCAACAGGGTATAAAAGAACTAGACTACTCTCAAATTGTATATCCAGATGGCGGATACCTGTTTAGCTTAAATCATTCAAAGATCCGACCAGTTGCAAGATACTACTATCCAGGAACCAAGACTTGGGATCAAATTGCTGACGATAATGTAATAGTTCCAGCAAACAGTAACTATATAACATTTCTTGAAACTTTAACTCCAGGTACAAAACAATTTACATTTACAGAAACAATAATAATTCCATCTTCTCTTGACGTCACAAGCTCTCAACTTTCTTGGGAAGATGACGTAGACAATATACTTGTACAGGTAAGCTTAGACGGAAACGTATGGCAGAACTGCAAAAACAATAGCCCAATCCCATACTTTAATAAAAATGATGGAATGACAAGCGGTCTTATTTATTTAAAGGTTACAATGTCATCATCTGACACATCAACAGATTTGCCTATATTAAGATCATTGTCTCTAGACTTCTTCTCAAATCTTGATTTTTATGCAGACAACTCAAGCGATATAATATACTCAGTTAAAGATTATGCCATATCCAGATACAACCACCCAATTATTTCCTACAACGATTATAATGGGCTTAGGATGTTGGACGGCGGAGGAATTAATCTAGACTCTGCTAATCCATATAGAACTGTAGAAATGATCTTTACCCCCGTCGCAGGACAAAATGTACTGTTCTCAAGCAATACAAAGATCTTTGAATGGAATTCGTCTGGACTTATAAATAAGTCTGGAATATCTGCAATATACATAAATGGCGTAGATCATACATCTGCTACCAATATATCCTCATTTTTAACAAATGGCATGCCACACCACGTAGTTTTGGTCCTTAGCTCACAGGCAACAAGTAATACTAGATTTAATTATAACCAGGATGGTTCAAAATCAGGCGGGGCAAATGTGTATAGCAATATAGCAATATACCCAGAAGCACTAACATCCTCACAGGCAACAACACATTATCAGCTTTATACAAAGCAATACGTTCTTTCTGTGTCAGACACATCATTCTCAATAGCAGAATCTGTCCTAGGAAATGACTCAACTGCCTATTTAATTAACAATACTGAATATCAATCTTCCAATATTTAATGTTTTTGTCATATTGGTTGACAAAAAGCTGGACTTGAGTAGACAATAATGGTAAAATAAAGACCTATGGATATTAATAGCCCTAAGTACAAGGTACTTGATGAAGAAAGCACACTAGGCATCTATGTCTGGGAAATGCCAGACGGCAGATGGATTGGAGACGACGATGGGAATTTTCTTTCAGTCACGTCAAAGAAAAACAATAAATCCAGAATCGATGCTCTGGCTAGAGAAGTTCGCTCATTTGGTATATACGAGGGCGGGCCTAAGTTTCTTTCAGGCAGAAGAAAGATTGACGACGAAGAATTTGAATATCAAAAACAAAGACTTGACTGGGGACTAATTCCTGACCCTATGGACATTGGAAACTATAAAGACGAAATGAAAAAACTAGGTGGTATGAAATGATTGAAGTTCAAGAAGACGATAATAACTCTGTAGACATATCAAATACCAGCGATTGGTTTTCTTTTAAAAAAGAACAGCCAACAAATGACCCATTTGCTATTAGTGGAGATGACCTAAGAAAAGTAAGAGGTTTAGGCTCAGCGTTTAAGAGAAAGATTAGCAGAGAGTTTTCAAAGTCATTTACAGGTATTGATGGAGTAGGCACACAGCAGAATCTTCTTGCACAGGCTATCAGCGGATATGCCATGTTTGATCTTATTGAGCCACCATACAATCAAGAATATCTTTCTAAGATATATGAGGTATCAACGTATAACTACGCAGCAATTAATGCAAAGGTTGCAAACATTGTTGGCCTAGGATATGATTTTATTGAAACAAAGAAAACAAATGATGCATTTGATTCAATCACAGATGAAAAGCAGTTAGAGAGAGCACGTAAGAAGCTTAACAAGTTGCGTCAAGATCTTCACGCATGGCTTGATACAACAAATGAAGAGGACACCTTTACTCAAACATTAATTAAGGTTTATACAGATTTAGAAGCAACAGGTAATGGGTATATTGAAGTAGGTAGAACAACAGCTGGGGCAATAGGATATATTGGACATATCCCAGCAAAGACAATGCGTGTTCGCAGACTAAGAGATGGCTTTATTCAACTGCTTTATGGAAAGGCTGTTTACTTCCGTAATTTTGGAGACACTGAAACAGAAAACCCAATTGCTGGTCAAGAAGATCGACCAAATGAAATTATTCATTTAAAGAAGTATACTCCAATGAACAACTACTACGGACTGCCAGATATTGTTGCAGCTCAGGTAGCTTTGGCAGGAAATGAATTTTCTGGAAAGTATAACTTAGATTACTTTGAGAACAAGGCTGTTCCAAGATATATCATTACTGTAAAGGGAGCAAAGCTTTCACCAGAGTCAGAAAGAAAGCTTCTTGAGTTTTTCCAGGTTGGACTTAAGGGTAAGAATCACAGATCCCTTTATGTTCCACTTCCTTCAGACACTCCAGACTCAAAGGTTGAGTTTAAGATGGAGCCAATTGAGGCGGGCAATCAAGAAGGCTCATTTGAAAAGTATCGCAAATCTAATAGAGACGAAATCTTGCTTGCTCACCGTGTCCCAATTAATAAGATTGGAACCCCAGAAGGAGTAAACCTAGCAGTTGCTCGTGATGCAGATAAGACATTTAAAGAGCAGGTTTGTCGCCCAGCACAAATGATTTTAGAGAAAAAAATAAACAAGATATTTGACGAAAAGACAGATGCCTTGGTTTTAAAGTTTAATGAATTAACTTTGACCGATGAGGATACTCAATCTAAAATTGATGAAAGATATTTGCGTATGCAGGTAATTACCCCTAATGAAGTTAGAATTAGAAAGGGTATGATCCCAATTGACGGCGGGGACAAGGTCGTAGACCTACAGGCCCAAGCAGCAGAAATCAGAGCACAGGCTGGGAATACCAGACAAAGATCTCAAGATCGCCAAGCAACCTCACCAGATACGTCTGGGGAAGGCAGAAATGCTAAAGGCGACGGTAGACAGGTTGACTAACTTTACTCAACTGTTATTTGCCTTTTTATATATAAGTCGCTAAAATTAAGCATATGAATATTGAAAAATCTTTGTGGTCTAGTCATGGCGACAATATTAGTCTATCGGTTCCTTTTACTAAGGTCAACCGTGAAAAAAGAACTGTATCTGGATTTGCCACATTAGACAATGTCGATCAAACAGGCGACGTTGTAACAGCTGAGTCAAGCTTAAAAGCATTTGAAAATTTCCGTGGGAACATCCGTGAGATGCACGGATCTAACGCAGTAGGCAAAATGGTTTCATTTAAGCCAGAAACTTTTTATGATCCAAAGTCAAAAGAATTTTATAATGGCGTTTATGTAGACGCATACATTTCAAAGGGTGCTCAAGATACTTGGGAAAAAGTTTTAGACGGCACCTTATCTGGTTTCTCAATCGGCGGAAAGATTCTTGAATCAGATAATGAAGTTAATAAGTCAAATGGTAAGACTGTAAGATTTATTAAGAACTATGAACTAATTGAACTTTCTATTGTTGATTCTCCAGCAAATGAGTTGTGCAATATCCTTTCCATACAGAAAGCAAATGGTGCACTAATCTTTAAAGGAATGGCAACAGAAGTTATAACTGAAAATATTTTTTATTGCGAAGATAGCAATTCTGTTTTTATCTCAACAGAAAAGACATATGACTCTCCAATATCTGGAAAGCCAGCGACATTAATTGGCTGGGTTGAAAGCTCAGATGT